CTACTACTAATAACTTTTACCTGTCCCTTTTACAAATAATACAAACAACACAAAACAATACAACACATAAAACAACACTTAAATACACAACAATACTCTCCCTGTGTATAAACAAAACAATACATATACAAAACTCTCTAATTATATATACCATCTCCCGTATATATAAAGGTAAAAGTTAGGTAGACATAAGAGCCCTTGAGAAAGGGCTCTTTTCCTTTAATAATCACTATTATTTTATCGATTAAAAGGCCTTTATTTCTTGACAGAGTATGTAATATTTGTTAAACTAATCAAGTATCAAGCAAAGCTTGATGAACATAGGGGTATAGCTCAATTGGTAGAGTAGCGGTCTCCAAAACCGTTGGTTGTGGGTTCAAGTCCTACTGCCCCTGCCAAATTTTGGATGGCGGTCTTCGGACCGCATGTCCATAAAATTACTCAAAAAATATTAAAAAATGCTTGCGTAGCTGCAATCATTATGTTAATATAAGTGAGTACCTTGTACATGACTCAGTAGCTCAGCTGGATAGAGCGTTTGACTACGAATCAAAAGGCCAGGGGTTCGAATCCCTTCTGGGTCACCAAATCATTTAAAAGCGAACTTTCAAGAGTTTTATCATGGAACTCTGAAAGTTCGTTTTTATAATTAAAGACAATTTCAATGTGATCTTCGTATATAGTCACATGATGAACAAAAGCCTCTATAATCCTAGCACGCCCACGTAAAGTGCTAGGATTTTCTTTTGCCATTTTTAGCAAAAAGAAACGGATATGATCTTCTGTAAGTTCTACAGGGATAATGGTATTTTCTAGGTTCGTTTTTATCTCAATCTGGTCTTTTAACTCTTGTTCGGTAGCCTCAATTCTGTGTTTTAATACATCAGAAATGAATCCATTTGCAATGGCGGTCATATAATTGTCTAATGATTTTTTCAAATCACGAATATGAGCGTCAATTATATCAATTTGTGCAACAGTTTCGCTTTGAAGATTTTTACCTGAGCTGGCAGCATATTTAGCTATTTTATTAACCACATTAGGTTTATTTAGTATCGCAAGGGTTTGGCTTATGACAATATCATCAAGCGCATCTCGTCTAATATTTTGAGCCTGACAGGCATTTTTACGGCGTCTATTGCTGCATACGTAATAATGGTGCAGGGTTCCTGTTTTAGATGTACCCGTTGAGCCCACATAATTTCCTCCGCATCGTCCGCATTCTAGCTTTCCGCATAGTTGGTATAGCTCACTTCGATTGCCCTTCTTTTTGGCACGTAAATTTCGCTTATGCTGCGCTTTTTCAAATATATTCTTATCTATGATAGGGGGTATTGCATTTTCTATGCGTTCTGATCCCCAAGAATAGACTCCTATATATTTTTCATTGCTAATAATTGCCTTAATGCTGTTTGTATTGAATGGCTTGCCTTTATGGGTTAGATGTCCATTTGCATTCATATAGGACGCCATTTCGCTAAGTGTATGACGTTGTAAATACATATCAAATAATTTACGTACAACATTGGCTTCATGTTCGTTGATTTCTAGCTGCCTATTATTAGATAATTTGTATCCATAGGGGACAACGGTGCCTACCCATTTACCCTGTAATACGTTGTCAGTCATTCCACGCATTACTTTTTGTGACAATTCTGCTGAATAATATTCGGCCATGCCTTCTAATACCGATTCAAGGATGATACCACTAGGGTCATCTTTAATATTTTCTTTAACGGATATAACTCGTATACCATTTTTCCGTAGTTTTGCCTTATATATAGCGCTATCATATCGGTTCCGACTGAATCTATCTAATTGATATACCAGCACATAATTAAAGGCTTGCTTATTACTATCTAGGATCATTTGGCGGAATTCGGGCCTATCATCAGTTTTAGCACTCAAAGCACGGTCTATATATGTATTTGTTATTGTGATCCCTTCACGTTCTGCATAGGCCATGCATTCTCTTATTTGGCCGTCTATAGATTCATCACGTTGTTTGTCCGAAGAATATCGGGCATAAATAACACCTATCTGAGTAGTTTCGCTCATATGTTCGCTCCTTATGACAAATAAAAAAGATAAGGCCTTAAACGTATAAGAACAAGACCTTATCTTTTTTTGTGGTTAAACCGCTTATAATAATTTTAGTTTGAGGCTTAACCTCTTTGTTCTTATATTATAGATTTTTTATAAAAAAACAACAAATCTTGTTTTCTGGCTTCTTTAAGTCCATATAAATCTCCCTTTTATATGCTCCACTTGTGCCCACATTTTAAGCATACACCTTTTCGTTTATTCTTATTGTGAAATCCGGCTATTAATCCAACCCCACCTGTTAATAGACCGCCAACAAGTGCTTTTCCACCACTAAATCCTTGCTTGTCAATTTCGATTTGTGTTGAATGGCATTTCGGGCACCGTATTTGTCCGTCATCAACGTTAATATTTATAGATAGGGGCTGGCCGCTTTGATATGCCATAACAATACTTTTTAATGATGGATCATTAAACATTTGGGTCGCTGCATTTGAGGATTTTAGCATGCCTGCTCCTGTAATTTTCTTAATCTCGTCAGCTGTTTCTATTGTGGCGGTAAATCCGGACTTTTCGAATAATCTAGTATCTAGTGCCACCTGTACTGCATTGAATGTTACCCCGTTAACCTCTTTTGGATACTCTGGCATAGATGGCATCTCATTTGCTGGTTGTATATCCGGCAATGGAGTAGGTAGGGGATTACCCGTTACAGGTGTCCCACAATTAGAACAAAATTTTACATTATCATCTAGTTTAGAACCACAATTTGAACAATACATAAATATTTCCCCTTTATTAACGATGATGTCTTAATGATTCTATATGATTGACCTTATGCGGTGAATCATGATCTGCAAAATTAATATGGCTCAGTTCATGCAAATAAGTTTTTTGATTTTCTGCATGCGATAATTTTGCATTCAGTATTACTGTATAGGTATCATCTTCGTTTTTCCTAACATATCCCCCGCAGCCAGTCGGTAAATTTACTAGCTTAACTATAATCACTCGTAATCGTCCCCCCGCTCCCTTTGTAATAACGACTTCGTGATATTTATAATACTTTCCATCTCGCTTTTTGATAGGCTCCGCTTTGCGTCTAATAACAACCGCAAATCGGGGTCATTTTTTATTTCCTCCGCTAATTCTGCTACTTCCGGATCATAATAATATCCATCATCCGTAGTAGGGTGTTCACCTGTTAAAAGGTATTCGATAGATACATTAAAAATAGATGCTATCTGTTGAAGCATATCCGCTCCCGGCCTCCGTTTATCAGATTCCCACATTGATATCGTAGGAACAGCAACATTTAGCATTTTGGCTAATTCAAGCCCCGTATAATGTTTTAATTTCCTTAATTGTTTTATTCTCGCTCCTAAAGTTTTCATTTTGTTACACCTCTATGTCTTGATGTTAGCAAAATGTAAAGAAAAAGTAAAATAGCTAAACGTAAAGTTTAAAAACATTTTATTTGCAACTTTACAAAATGTGAAGTATAATCAACTCATAGAAGTTAACCAAATGTGAATAAAAGAAATGAGGTGATAAAGTGAAACAGACAAAGTTGATTGAGTTACGAAATCAATTTGGGCTCACTCAACAAGATATTGTAAAGGTGTTAGGGATTTCAGAGGGGGCCTATTCTCAGAAAGAAACTGGAAAGAGAGGATTTAATCAAAAAGAAATGAGTTTAATCTTCACTATATTTAAAGCGCATGATCCGCATTTGAATATGCAAGATATTTTTTTGATTTAAAAGTTAGCTAAATGTAAAGTTATAAGGAGCCATTTATGAATTACAAAGCAGGTTGGGGCTTTAAACCTATGGAAGAAATGCAGTATAAACATTGTGATTTTCTACCGATGGATTACATCGAGGATTATTACAAACGTACAGGGATGATTGTTATTACTCACTGGGCTTATCCCAAAAGCGAATTTGAAAAAATCGTCACAAAAATAGAAAAGGTAATCGTAGATATTAAAGCAGGAGTTTACGATTACAGCTATCCTACAAAGCGGTCAAAGCAAGAAACTCTTGAACGCAATCAAGAATACTTGCATCGACTATACACTATTAAATTCAAACTTGATTTATAAGGAGGTGAATATTATGTCATTAATCGATTTAGGCATGAACATTGCACTATTTGCAGCATTGGTAGCTAGCATATTGTCATTATTGGGTATGTAAGGAGTGCTAAATGTTGAATTTAAAGAAATATTTACAGGCTCGTATAAAATTCGTTAAAAGTGACATTGATTACGCAAATAAAGAGAATGTAATCAGAAATATGTATGCTTGTTATGAATTGGCAGACGTAGCCTATGTGGCTGGTTTGGCAGGCTTATATGATGAGTTTTTAGAGATGTATTACAGATTATATTTTAAAGCTGCCGATATGAAATAAAAAGGAGAGTGATGAAGATGGCAGACGCTTTATCAATGCTTGGCGATTTACCACTTGGAACGCTAGATCAAATGAGTGATATTCGAGATACGCTCAAAGCATTTGGCAAAAATGATGTTCAAATCATTATTACTGCTACGAATATTGATGTAAAACCAATCAATGCAGGTGGTGATTTTGAATGAGTTGGGATGTAAGGCCGTGGCTGGTTGAAGATATGATTGATTTTTTTAGCCGGCCCGGAATATTAGAAGAATTTGAAGAATGGAGGGAAGAATATCATGCAAATGGTGGACAGAACGGAAGCATTGAAATGGCGACATTACCGAATTACACAATATCGACGTCGCAGATCCGAGAGGCGGAATATGATGGCCCCTCAACTTGCTGACATAGTTGAAGGCTTTATCTTTGGCACGTTGTTTATGTTGCTAGTATGGGGCGTTGCATATTGGTGGGTAACCGGGGAGGAGTTAATTCGATGGTAAAACGTTGTTACCATTGCGGCTATAAATTAACTAATCACGAAACCTATAGCATATTTAATACCGCAATTGGAAAGGTCGTTTGTGTTTGTAAAAATTGTCATTCTACATATTTACGAATGCGAGCAAAAGAAAGAAAAAGGGCTGCACTTGCTGGAACAAGCACAACCCTAGTTAAATAATAACCTAATCACATTATATCATAGAAAATTTTAAAGGAGCAAAAAAATAGAACTTGAACAATTAACTTTAAAATTAAACGGTAATGTAATAGAACCGTGGTTTATCAAGGCGAGCTATGAAAAAGTTGGAAATTTCCCAACTCCTTATGGCTGGATGACTATGAGCTATTTAACTAATCGAATTGAATATCTAAAAAATGAAAGATGTTCGACGCCATTGGTTGAAATTCGTGTTCATATCGATAACGTTATTAAAACAATGGAAGCTATTAAAGCATATTTAGAAAAGGAGTAATATCATGAACCAATTTACAATCGAATTTAAAAACCCAAAAGACTTAGCTAAAAAAATTAGTGAGTACAACGAATTAATGAATGGATCTATTACAGAAGTTGAGCCTACTAAAAAAGCTACACCAGCAGCAAGTGCTTCCCCTAAAGAAGTAGTAACACCACGTTGTGATGTGGCTGCATTAGGACCACAGGACGCTACTCCGGGCAAGCCTGTGGAGGCTAAGGAATCTACTGCAGAAGAGGTAACCGTCATTAAATCTGCTGAAAAAATAACAAATGATACAGAACCTAAAGAAGATCCCGTAGTGGAGCAAAAACAAACAGAAGCTAAGGAACCCGCTCAGGATGCAACCGATGATGATAAAGCCGCAAAAAAGCAGGCTTTAATTGATAAGGCAAAAGAATGGTTATTAGCAGACCAAGCAAATCGATTGACACCATATATGGCATTAATGGGCAAACATAAAGTACCGGGCAATAAAATTACAGTTGATAATTTAACAAAAGAATTAGCGGCTGAACTAATTACATTGATTGGTTAATTGTTGTTTAAGAAGGAGTATATACATGAATAATAAGAGCGATTACACACGAGTTGTGGAAATATTAAAGGCCGATAATAAAACATTGGAACGGGCGATGCAATTATCGCCTGAGGATGCTAATGAGTTTCAAGAGGCCCTAGATTACAATAATGCGGTTATTAAAGCATCGCAATCTATTATTAAGGCCATTGATATTGTTAGTGAAGCCGATAAAAAGGCTGCAGCTAATGATAAGCAGACCAGTGGAAAGAAGCGAGCTGCAGAGTTGAAAGAAAAGGCGAATAATACGCCTAAGGATCCTACGCCAGCACCTGAGCCTGAGCCAGCTAAAGCAGAAGTAAATACTGATATTGATATTAACGAACTATTTGGTTGATACTATGGAAATATTGTATTCGTTTGAAATTCCAAAATTACATGATAGTGTAGTTCGCTATCAGGGATGGCAAGCGCCTAAAACTGTAATCTATCATGCTGATTGTGATGCCTCATTCTCTGCTACATGGCCTGAATATTACCATCCGGGCAATGGGTACTGTACACGAGCGCACTATTATGTATGTCCTTTCTGTGGACATCGTTCTAATCCTTCTCGTGAACATGTAGGGCTTATTATTAATGAATCTGATGCGATTCCTATTGATATTAGATTCTCTATTGTTTCTTGTAAAGACTGGGTTGACCTTCAAATGCAAGGACATCAGGTTGTATTGATGGGCGACCAGCTCATCAAACAGCCTAAGCGTTTTTATCAAACAATCCGCTTTGATTTTAAAAATTTGAGGGTTCTTTTTATTGATGATTTAAGAGGTGAAAAGAAAGTCAGTATTTATGATTTAGAGCATATTTCAGGTACTACAAATAATCTATATGGATATGTTGGCATGCTACATCAATGTAGGACTAGATCTGCAGCAATTAACTATGCCACCCAATTTAGAATGTTATTTAAGGTGCTTCGTTTAGAGTTTGAAAAACGAATGTCAGCTATTACCGGTTATCGGGTTAAGGATGTTTATCAAGCAACAGGCGTATCTAATGAGCATGGATATGGTGCTGGAATGATTTTCAATATGGCGTGGCGAATGGCATTCCCTGATGGCCCTGCATTAACAAAACCATTGTCCTTTCAACTTTGGGAATGGAGCAGAGCAGGTAATAAAGCCATTAACGCTGATGTTATTAATTTAGGACGTCGTTATCATTCGTTCTATGATGCCTTAATTAGGGGACATAATATAACAGATTTAAAGCCGTTTATGCGTCGCTGGTTACATAAAAATCCGGGTTCAATCACAGCTTTTAAAGGGATTGTCATGTTGAGTGATGATATAAATGAGCAGCGATTATTGTTAGATGTACTCAGCCGAAAGCAACATATCTTACTCAGAATATTTGATGATGCCCAAGCGTTAGTATTTTTGAAACGGTTTAGAAAGGAATATAAAAATCAGCTTATTCCGTTTTTAAGCAACCATTTTGAATGGGACATCATAACTATGTATTCACAGTTAGAAGCTGAAAACAAAGCAACATTTTGGGAAACACATCCCAAATTAAGGGATGTACATGATGAGCTGGTTAATATTCTAAATAAACAACGATTCGAATACGTGGAATTACTAAAGGCCGATGGATTAGCTGAAAAGTCAAACGGATTAGAATTCGTTATCCCTGAAACTGGGGCAGATTTAGTGAACATTGGCGTTGCGCTTAAAAACTGCGTTAGATCTTACACTAATAAGATTCAGCAGGGGCAATGCATTATTGTGGGTGTTAAGAAAGCCAATAAATTTGTAGCTTGCTTGGAATTAAAACCACTGCAAGGCAATGGGGCATTGCTAGTACAAGCAAAATTATATGCTAATAAGTCAGTGCATACTGACAAAACTATCAATAATAAGGTTCTTTCATGGGCGTATCGCCATAGAATTGCACCTAATACTTCAGATATTGATGTTAAATTGTTTGAAAAGCAGAAGGGAGCTTGATTATATGGCTTACAAAAAAGTGTTTGATGCTAATAAGGCCACTCGTGAAGAATGGTTAGAGTTTCGTAAGAGTGGTATAGGCGGTTCAGATATGGCCGCTATTCTAGGCCTAAGCAAATATAGATCTGCACTTGATGTGTGGATGGATAAAACAGGTCGGACAATACCATCTAATGACGATGGAAATCGATTTACATATTGGGGGACAAAGCTCGAAAGTATTGTTGCAGATGAATTTGCTATTCGTACGGGGTATAGTGTCAGAAATAATAATTTCACACTACAATCCGTTGAATATCCGTTTTTATTAGCGAATATTGATCGGGAGATTGTAGGAATTGATGCGGGGCTGGAGTGCAAAACAGCCTCCGCATTTAAAGTGGATGAATGGCAAGGGGACAGCGTCCCCGATGCCTATTACATTCAGTGTCAGCACTATATGGCTGTCACTGGTAAAAAGAGTTGGTGGATTGCTGCATTAGTTGGTGGCAATGATTATTATTATAAAGAAATTCCTCGTAACGATAACGTTATAGAGGCAATTATTGAAGCGGCGCAAGAGTTTTGGTCTTTTGTATTAACTGACACTATGCCAGCTGTTGATGGATCTGATTCATGCCAAGAGGCATTGCGACAACTATATTCCAGCACTCAGCCTGAATCAGTTCAATTAGAAGATACCGCCGATATTTATGCTGAAGAGTATTTAAAGGCTAAGGCCGATAAAAAGGACGCTGAGGAACGGGCTAAAGAGGCTCAAAATAATCTATGCCAGCTATTAGCCAATAATGAAGTAGGCTATACCCAAAATCATAAAATCACATGGAAATACAAAAAGGCTATTGATGGATTTGATAAAAAAGGGCTGGCAGCAGATTATCCAGACATTTTCAGCAAATATGTAATTAAAAATGATCCAGTCCGGAATCAATTCAGTTGTAAATAATGGAGGCTATATTAGTATGACAGCAGAATGGCTTAAATCATTACTTGAAAAAGTCGATGATGATTATGAAATTAAAATTTTAGATTTTCGCAGTGAATTAGAGCTAGATATTAGCAATGTGCGAATTGATCTTGATAATAAAGTAATCGTATTTGAGGAGGATATTAAATAATGGCGACAACTAAAGATGTAACACTAAAAACAAGCAAATTAGCACCTGCAAAGCAGGATAATTCTCTTAAAGGTATGTTGTCAAACGACAATATTAAAAACCGATTCAACGAAATTCTTGGTAAAAATTCGGCAGCTTTTATTTCCTCATTATTGGCGGTTGCTAATAATAACGAATTGTTGATGAAGTCCGACCCAGCCACCATTATTGGTGCTGGTGCCACGGCGGCCGCAATGAACTTACCTGTAAATCAGAATTTTGGATTTGCATATATCATTCCGTTTCACAATGGAAAGACTAACCGTTATGAAGCTCAATTTCAGTTGGGCTATAAAGGCTACATACAACTAGCTATGAGAACCGGGCAATATAAGGCTATTAATGCCGTACCTGTATACGAGGGCGAAGTGAAGTGTGTTAATCGCTTTACAGGCGAATATGAATTCGGTGAACGTACCGGAGATGAAATTATTGGATACATGGCCTATTTTAAGCTCATTAATGGGTTTGAAAAGTTCTTATATATGGATATTGAGGAAATGCAGGCTCACGCCAAAAAGTACTCTAGAAATTATAAGGGAGGTACAGACCGCTGGGGCTTGACTGACTTCCATACGATGGCTGTTAAGACTGTACTCAAACGATTGTTAAGCAAATACGGTATCTTGTCCATTGAAATGCAAGGATCTAATGCGTTAGCTACTGCATTAGAAAATGACGGCGGCGTTATTACGATTGACAGTGAAGGTCATACAGTTACTGACTTTGATGGCGAAACATTAGATGCGGCTGGTGATACTTTTATGGTCGGCAATGATATTGTTGATGCGGATACAGGGGAAGTCATTGATGATAATAACATCAATGAGATGTTTGATAAATAAGGGGGATATATGTTTTTACGGAGTGATGTATTTCACCGCTTATTACATAATAAGCAAATGACGTTACTGGATTTTATGAAAGAGGCGCATTGCTCGCCTCTAACACTTGTGAAGGCGTTGAGTGGCAAAGATGTGGTTCAATCTTCAACCCGATTTCGATGGGCACAGGCATTGGGGTGCTCGGTTATGGATATATTTGTTACTAGATGGAAGTAGAGGGATGATGTTATGGCTAAGTTGACAAACTATTTTAGCCACGATGTAAGCGCACTAAGTGACCCTAAAATCATGATTATGATTTCGCTACACGGTATGGTGTCATATGCGTGGTGGTGGATTTTAATTGAACGCTTGGCTGTTGAGGAAGATTGCAAACTTCCTTATAACAAATTCACCTTTGCTGGATTGGCAGTAACATTTCAAATTTCTGACAATTTAGAGTTTTGGAAGCAAAACGAAGCAAATGCTTCAAGCAACGAAGCAAATGAAGCACCATTGAAGCAAACAGATTTGGCTCGTTTTTTCATTGATTCTTTGATTGAAGATTGCAATTTGCTTCAAACTGATGGCGAATATTTTTGGTCTCCGTCTCTTTTAAAAAGGAGACAATTACGAGAAGAAAAATATAGAAAAATTTCTGAGAAACGCAGAGAGGCAGGTCGTCTTGGTGGTTTGGCTAGTGGTGAAAGCCGGGGAAGAAAAAAGGCAACCGTGAAGCAAAACGAAGCAAATGCTTCAAGCAACGAAGCAAACGAAGCCAAAGGAAAGAAAGGAAATAAAGATATTATATTCTATTCTACTGATGAGCACGACGAAGTGAAGCAAAACGAAGCAAATGCTTCAGATGATATTGACATAAATGATCTGTTTGAAAAGTCCGACACTAAATTAAATGATACTCAATCTAAGGTCTATAGAGTCTATATGAGCGAGATAGGAGAAATTAGTTCGGTTACTAAAGAGCGCATTGATGATTTAGTCGTTGACTTTGGAGCAAATGAGGTAGTTAATGCCATATCTATTGCTAGTGAGCGAGGCAAAGGCAGTATAGGGTATATAACAGCTATTCTTAACAATAAGGTTAAAGAGGAGGTGATAAAGGGAAATGGAAGCAATGGACGTAGCAGCGGAAATAGAAAGAATAAGGCAGCAACAGACAGCAGTGAAGTCGACTGGGATAAAGAAACAGGAGAATGGATATGAGTTCTATACTCCGCATTATCCACCACCTGTCGTAGTTGAGTGTCAGAAAGATCTATCACAGTATGGCATAAAAGGTCGATATTTAGATATGACATTCTCTAAATTGAAGCAGCTAGGAGCACCGCCAGAAGATAAGGACGCATATAACTGTGCTTTGAAATATGCCGTTCATTTAAATGAGCATATCAAAAGTGGAAAGGGCTTGATTATGATGGGACCAGTTGGAACTGGTAAAACGTCATTAGCTATCAGTATATTACGACGAGCGATTGAGCAAGGATACAATGGCTACCTTATTTCAATGATGAGCTTGCTCGACACCTTGCTTGTACTGAGTAAGGGACCAGCTGAACACTATCTAAAATTTGAAAATCGCATTCGTAATTGTCCTTTACTTGTGCTGGATGATTTCGGAGCAGAATACGATAATAAATGGGTTTCAAGTAAGGTTGATTCAATCATTTCTGATCGAGTTGAACGAGGAAAAGCGACTATTATCACTACAAATTTATCTGTTCAACAAATTAAGAAGTGCTATGATAGCCGCATTTATGATCGATTGAAAGAAACGTCATTTATTCTATCGTTTAAAGGTAAGTCTAAACGGGATCCGTTGGATATTTCACAAATTTAAGGAGAAATAGAATGAAATCAAATGCCAAGATTGAGATAGAAGTTTTTGATAATGGATGCATTAAAGTTGGAATGGAAGGACAATTCACTGATTTAACAATCGGATTTTGTGCAGGAGTTGCACAGGTAGTTCAATTAGCATCGAAGAATGCTAATAAAACACCGGAAGAACTATTAAATATTGTTACTGCTGAGATGCGTAATGCATTAGGTAGTGTATTAAGTGAAAAAGGAAAGGTTACGCATTAAGAATGAATAAGCTTGTAATTTATGGCCGACCAGCAACAAAAAAAGAATAGTTCGCGAGTCGTATACGCTGGGAAATATCCTCGTGTCTTACCATCAAAAGCTTTTGAGGAATATCAAGCATTAGCGCTTAAACAGTTGCAATTCTATCGTAAACGAGCGTATCATTCTGGCCCTGTGTCCTTACGGTGCCGCTATTACATGCCTAACTGGGCACATTGGCCTGACTTGGTCGGCCTGCTACAAGCTACATCAGATATTCTGACTGAAGCTGGTATTATTGACGACGATATGTGGGTTGCAAATTATGATGGATCCGAAATAGTTGGAATCGATAAAGCAAATAGCAGAGTTGAAATTGAATTTATATCAGTAAAGGAGGGAACGATATTATATGAGTTGCGAGACAGGAGGAATACAAAAAGAGCCAAACGATAGCTTTTTCTTTACTGAGGAGCAAGTTAAAGCTATTAGAGATTTTTTTAGAGGTGAAAAGTCTGATATTGATGAAGCTGTTAAAAGCCCAAAACATTATAAGTTGCCGGGATTAAATATTGAAAGCATTGATGTACTACGGTCTACATTAACTCCTGAGGAGTTTAAAGGGTTTTGTAAAGGTAATGCCTTGAAGTATTTGATTCGAGCCGGTAAAAAAGATGATGAATTGCAAGATCTAAAGAAAGCTGGTGTATATATTGGGTGGTGCATTGATGCTCAGAGTACTAGCAAATCAAAATAGATCGGATGAATGGTATACACCTGAGAATGTCGTTCGACAAATGCTGGATTTATTTCCTCCACCTAAAGGGGGTACAATCCTTTGCCCATTTGATACTGCAGACAGCAATTTTGTAAAAGTACTACAAGAAAATTGTGATAACAAAGTAGTCTATGGTGTTCGAGATTTCATGACTAGGGATTATCAATTCGACTATTTAATCACTAATCCGCCATTTAGCTATAAGGACAGGATAATTGAACGTTGCATTAATACTGGCAAACCCTGTGTCTTATTACTTCCGTTGGATACACTGGGGGGGCACAAACGGCATAAATTGTACACTGGGACAAATATAAGTGTCTATGTGCCAAGTAAAAGGATCAAATTCATTAATCAATATGGAGACGGAGAAAGGGCTCCGGCACATCATAGTATTTTTATGATGCTTAATGCTAAGGCGACGGATATAAGATATGAATTTCAAGAGGATTGTATAAAGTCTGTTAATAAATAGGAGAAAATTATGACAATAGAAGACTTAATAGCATCATTAGAGGAGTGTGATCCTGATGAACAATGCTACATCAGAATTAATGGTGTTTTTTATGAAATTGATGATGTGTATGGCGTTGCTGATGCAGATTATTATGTAATAGATGCTTATGAGGAGTGATAAAATGCTAGTCGAAGATAAGAATAAATGGTGTTGGGTAGATGTGGTTCATGGTGACGCAGGAATACCCTGCAATACAATACAAGGTGCAATCGATAATTATTTTTTAGATGAGCCGGACAGAAAAGGGGCGACCATTGTAAAAATAGGACATCCTAATTATTGTGTCCCGGAGGTTGATGCCGAATATGCAATCGAAGATATAATTAATCATCAAATTGACGATGAGATTGCTGAGTGGTCCGAAGATTATTTGACAGATGTTAAGAAAGAACATATTGATGAATTGAGCGAGGCATTGACAAATATCTTTCGTGAATGGGAAAAGAAACACGGCTATGAAAATACGGGTTATGTAGTGCTTGAAACAAAAACATACAAGGTAGATGCTAACGGTATTCTTATGGAGTAGGAGGTCAAATAATGATTACAGATGAGCAAGGGAAGAACTGGCTATTACAAAAATTATATGATAATGGCTTGAGATATTTGGCTGAGGATTATTGTGGTAGAGTATGGTTGACTACAGAAAAACCAGAATTCAATAAATTTGGAAGTCTAAAATTTGTTGGTAAATGTTCAACGGTTACTTGTATTAGAGATATACTCCCTAAAACAAATTTAAATCAATATTTAAGTATTGCAAAAGAATTAGGAGTTATAGACTGGGCAAACATTCCTATTGATACACCTATTCGTGTATGGAATAACGCATCAAAGACAAAAGAAAAACGGCATTTTGCAGGATATGAGAATGGGTATGTATTAACGTGGTCTCATGGTGGGACTTCATGGAGTAGCCCAAAACATTGCGTAAGTGAATGGGATCATGCTGAGTTGGTGGAGCTATGAAAAGAGCAATATATATAGCGTTGGTTAAGCTACTAAAATTATTAGATAGCCGATACAACATATCTGATGAGATGATTCTTGCAGGGGCTGTGTCGGTATTGGATGAAACACAAAATATGCTTGAATATGAAGCTAAATTACAATTACAGTTCTTGGATGATTTGCAAAAAGAAACTGCAGAAGACTTTACTCCGATTAGAGGATTTTTAACAGGGTTTCATAACAGATCCATTAATTGGTGTAAAAAGCAGCGTAATTCATTAGCTACACAAAGCAAATTATAGGGTTATGGGGGTGTTAGAATTGGAACAGGTGCAAGCGATAACTGATATTGATGCAGTTGTCAAATTAGCCACTGAAACGGCTATAGAAATTTATGAACAGCGGATTGAAAAGGATCACGCTAAAAAGCGAGAGCAGGCAAGGAAAAATACAAAAAAGCTATTAGCTGGGTATAATGAGCTAAAAGAACATTGTGAAAATGCAATAGCGGATATTGAAAGCAGTGTTCCGACGGATCTGCAGTTGCTTTTAACTGAGCTATTTAACCGCAGAGGAGTACTGCGTGTTGAATCTATTCTCGCTAGTAAGCGACGTACAGAATTGATATTAGAGCATGTCGATAATATGCTTGATGTATATCGAAAACAATGTAATTATCGCAATCAACCGTACTTTAAATCGCTAGTGTATTTTTACATTGATAAGCTAGATGTCGATGCTGTAGCTGACAAATTGAATGTTGAAAAGCGGACAGTATATCGCTATTTAGAACAGGCGGAGAACGACATGGCATTATTAATATGGGGAATCCAAGCAGTTTAATTGCATACAATCGAAACTTGACAAATTGTCACAAAACTGTCATTTACATGTCATTATGGGTGTTTTATAATGATAGTGTCGATAAATTGTAAGTGGCTCCTAATGACGAAATCGACACGACTATATACACCTTCTTGCATACAGTTTTGTGAAGAGGACACCGAATCAGGTGTCCTTTTTTCATGCCTAAATTTACGTGGTAGAGTACCCAAGAGGTCAAAGGGGACTGCCTTGAAAGCAGATAGACGTGTTATGCGTGCGTGGGTTCGAATCCTACCTCTACCGCCATATATTAAATTACAGAAAGGAAATCATCATGAATATTGTTGAAATGCAACTATCAGAATTAAAGCCATATGATAATAATCCTAGGCATAATGATGTAGCGGTGCAACCGGTAGCCAATTCAATTAGAGAATTTGGGTTTAAAGTGCCTATCGTAGTTGATGCAGATAATGTGATTATTGCAGGTCATACCCGCTATAGAGCAGCTCAACAGTTAGGATTGGATACAGTTCCTTGTATTGTGGCCGATGATTTATCTCCGCAACAGGTGAAAGCATTCAGGCTAGCCGATAATAAAGTATCTGAATTCGCTACGTGGGATCCTGATGCTATGATGGAGGAGTTGCAAGGAATCCTCGAAATTGATATGTCGGAATTCGGGTTTTTAGATAATACAGAGGCCCTTGATGAGGTCGATGATACCTATACTACGGATATTAATATTCCTCAATATGAGCCGTCAGGTGATGTAGTGCCGCTCGAAAGCTGTATTGATGATTCAAAAACAGAAGCTTTGTTAATGGAAATTGAAGATAGCAATCTGAGTGATACGGAAAAGGATTTTCTCAGGAAAGCTGCACAACGACATAATCAATTTAATTACAAGCGAATTGCTGAATATTATGCAAATGCTAGTGATGAAATGCAGGATCTTATGGAACGGTCAGCATTAGTTATTATTGATTATGATGATGCCATTAAAAATGGGTATGTACAGCTATCTAGCAGCCTTGAAGAGATTTTAGGTGATGAAAATGATGGACAATAATTTTGCAGTATTTATTTTGAGTCATGGTCGAGCTGGTAATGTTAAAACATATCAAACTTTGATTAATCAAGGATATACAGGCAAAATATATATTATCATCGACGATGAAGATGAAATGTGTCAGGCATATATTGATAAGTATGGAATGGAAATTATAAAGGTATTTAGCAAAAAAGTTGCAGCAGATTTTGTAGATCCAGCAGACTTGGAGCCTGAACTAAAGGGTGTTATATATGCTAGAAACTATTGTCATACTATAGCTGCAGAGTTAGGGTTAACGCATTTCCTTGTGTTAGATGATGATTACAACCTATTCGCCCATAGATATGCAAAAGATGGCAAGTTATTATCTTGTACGACAAGGCGTTTAGATGATGTATTCGAATGTATGAATAAGTTCCTTGATGATACAGGAGCATTAACCGTAGCACTGGCACAAGGTGGCGATTATATTGGTGGTGTAGATAATGGGAACTTCAAAAAGAAATTACTACGTAAAGCCATGAATAGTTTTTTCTGTCGAACTGATACGCCTTTCAAGTTTTATGGCCGTATTAATGAAGATACAACTATGTATGTTCGATATGGTGAAACTGGGCACTTAATATTCACGACAATGAATTTTATGTTAAATCAAGGTCAGACACAAAAGAATAAAGGGGGCTTAACAGAAATGTACCTTGATAGTGGTACTTATGTTAAGTCGTTCTATTCTGTTATGTATTCGCCTTCATGCGTTAAAGTTGCTGCAATGGGTGATAAGCATATGAGGATGCATCATCGTGTTAATTGGGATTGTTGTACACCTAAAATTCTCAATCAAAGGTGGAAAAAATCGAAAGGGGGTTAAGAGATGGCAAGAACTGGTAGACCGAAAAAAGTCATTAAGCAGGAACAGTTTGAAGCTATGTGTCAGATACAGGCGACACAGGACGAAATATTGCTTGTGCTCGGTGTTTCTGATAAGACGCTCAATGCTTGGTGTAAGCGAACATACGGAAAGACTTTCTCCGACATTTTTGCTGAAAAGAGAAGTGCGGGAAAGATAAGTTTACGACGTAAGCAATGGAAACTCGCTGATAGATCTGCAGCAATGGCAATATTTCTTGGCAAGCAGTTCTTGGGACAAAAGGACCAAACTGAAATGGAACTTAAAGCTCAGGTCAATAACCCTTTCGATGGTGTATCTACCGACGATATTAAGAAGTTGATAGGCCATGACTAAACAAGATAAAATCATAGTTCAAGCAAAAAGAGAACTCGCACGACGTGAGTTCTTTTATTATTGCCATCTGTTAGAAGGTGATTTTTATAGGACTGACCGCCAATATTTAGTAGAGCTATGTAATGCCTTGCAAGAGTTCTATGAAAGCGACATTTATAATGTGCTTATCGTAAATCTTCCTCCTCGTCATGGCAAAAGTCGCACCGCTCAGAATTTGGTTAAATGGGCATTTGGTAAAAATCATAAAGAAAAGATTATGACTGGCTCATACAATGCTACATTGTCAAAGTCTTTTGCAAAGGGTGTGCGTGATTCTATTAAGGAAATCAAGGCAGACGATGATATTACCGTATTTTCAGACGTCTTTTGTGGCGTAGAAATCAAAGAGGGTGACGGTGCTGCGCATATGTGGTCGTTAAAAGATGGCTATAATAGCTATTTAGCGACCTCGCCCGATGGTTCATCTACTGGCTTTGGTGCTTCGCTTTTAATTATTGATGACATCATTAAAAATGCTGAGGAAGCACATAATGAAAATGTTAAAGAAGCTCACTGGAGCTGGTTCACCAACACCATGCTTTCCCGTTTAGAGGAAGGCGGAAAAATAATTATTATTATGACCCGTTGGGCCAGTGATGATTTAGCTGGTCGAGCTATAGAGCATTTTGCTGATGATCCCAAATTCAAGCCTAAAGTTATCATGATGAAAGCCGTGCAGGATGATGGCACTATGTTATGTGATGATGTGTTATCAAAAGACAGCTACCTTTCTAAAGTCAGAGCGATGGGTGAAGATATTGCATCAGCTAACTATCAGCAAGAGCCTATCGATGTTAAGGGTAGGCTATATACATATTTCAGTACTTATAAGGATATCCCAAGAGATGATAAGGGATATCCTTTATTTTCTGCAGTCAAGGCATATGTTGATTCTGCTGATACTGGCGAAGATTGGCTATGTGCTATTGTGTACGGCGTTTATAACGATAATGCTTATATATTGGACATTCTATTTACTGATGCACCCATGGAGGTTACCGAAAGGAAAACCGCAGAACTATTACATCGTAATGGGGTGAATGTTAGTGATATTGAATCTAATAACGGTGGCCGTGGATTTGCTCGTAACGTTAAGCGAATTCTTAAAGATGAATATCCCGGCAATCGCACTAAGATTGTCACTTTCCATCAAAGCAAAAATAAGGAGGCTAGAATATTATCTAACTCTACACAAGTTATGGATCACGTATTATATCCTGAAAACTTTAAAGAACTATGGCCGGAATATTATTCGGCTATGTACAAATATCAACGCAAAGGGAAAAATGCTCATGATGATGCACCGGATGCAACAACTGGTGTTGTTGAGCGTCTAAATGCTCCGGTTATTAAGTCCATTAATTCCGATATTTATTAGGAGGTTAATCTATTCATGTATATTAGTAGCGAACAGAAATATGCATACAAGCTTTTACATGATGCATATTATGGTTCCGGGCTGTTCTCGTTAGGACGAGGATTAAAACAGCACCCAAGAGAGAGCCTATATAATTATAATTTTCGGAAGGCATTGTCTAGCTATTCCAATCATATTGCCCCTATTATTAATGCTAATGTTGACCCAATTTTTAATGATGAGATTAGACGTGAGTATAATCCTACAGCAAAATTTGATGTATTTTTAAAGAATGCCGATAGATTAGGAACATCATTACAAGAATATATCCAACAACAGGCTTTAATTGCAAAGCTATATGGCGTGGTTTATGTTATTGTCAACAACGTGGCTGAATTTGGTGCAAGCGTCGCTGACAATGTGAAAGATAGGAGACTTCCTTACTTGCTATCTGTTGAACCTGCTGATGTAACAGGGTGGAAACTAGATAATGAGGGGCGTATTATTCGTTTTGAATATAAAGAGACAATCATTGATGATAATGGTGGAACAAAGATTATTTATCACGAGTGGACTGATACCGACTGGAAAATTCGAGACAAAGGGAAAGGCATTATTTCAGAGGGCCAACATAACCTCGGTCGTGTGCCGGTAGTCCAATGGTTCGGCCGGAGTACTAAAAAAACTACAGTATTGCCTCATCCAGAGTTTTACTCACTTGCTCAAAAGAATTATCGTCTATATCATTTGGATAGTTTGTTAACGCAAATACTTAATTCTCAAACCTTCTCTACTTTAACAATGCCTTCAGATGAAAGTGTTGGGGATCTAACCCTTGGGGTTAATAATGTATTGTTGTATCCGTCTGAGTCTAGTCATCCGCCAGCATATATTGCGCCGGATAAAGGGCCGGCTGAGATTATTATGGAAGAAAAATCATCCGAAATTAAAGAGATGTACCGTATTGGTGGAGTTGATTCTGTAGTAGGGGTTCAGCAAGAAAAATCCGGTGTCGCAAAACAATGGGCTTTTAAACGAACCAACCAACGGCTGGCAAATTTTGCAGTACAATGCGAGAATGCGGAAAAAGCAATTATTGAACTATATGAATTGTGGACAAATGAGCATTTGTCATATAAATGTGAATATCCAAGAGATTTTGATATTAATGATGTAGCTGATGTATTATCGCAGGGGCAACAGGCATTAGATCTTGGCTTTAAATCTAAAACCTATTATACGGAAGTTGTTAAAAGAGTTCTCGATGGATATATGCCAAACATCGATGACGAGGTTTATGACGATATCATTAAAGAAATTGAGGATTCAACACAACAGGATGTTCTTGATGTCACATATTCAAACAGTAGTGAGGGCGATGATGTAGATGAATAAGACTACAGAACAAACTATTCAGGATACTATAGATAAGTTTGAAAATGAAATTCGACGACTATTAGAAGCTGGTTATGCCCCACAAACTGCAGTACGAAAAGCGTATAATAAATACCCCGTTATGGATGCCATGCGGGGTGTTTTAATATCCGAATTAATTCGTGAATGTGTTAAAGGATATGGGGTTGATATTGGCGTAACCGGCAATGCAATTAAAAGTGCTATTATAAAAGGCATGCCATATAGTCTAAAAACGATTTCTAAGGCCATGCAAGATGCGTGGGCACCTGATGGCTTAAACTTATCTGAACGGCTACATAATGCGTCTAATCGTGTCAAAAACGATGTTGCAGAAGCAATATCCGATGCAATGAAGAAAGGGCAGGATACATTAACTACAGCAAAGGCTATATTCGATGGCTATGGTGGCAATTCTGTAATTTCAAAAGCTGATTTGCCTGATTTTTTGGAGAAGCTTCGCAAGTTGCCCATTCCATTGCCTAATGATGAAGCTGGGAAAGATATTCTTAAATATCAGCTTCGTAAAGTCCGCCGATTAGTTGAGCAAGAAACTACTCCGGGACTTAGAGCCGCATATAGTGAGTTGATTGATGCTGTTGAAAAGAGCAATACAGCAGCTTTAAATCATGCCATATATGTTGCGACACAGGAAAAGGCTCGTTATCATGCTGAACGTATCGCCAGAACTGAAAGGGCTCGTGCATATGCAGAGGGTGAAATTGCAAGGCATATGGATGATCCTGATGTAGTTGCATTTCAATGGAAATTGAGTACCCGACATCCTGTGGTGGATATATGTGATGTATATGCAAATGCTGACTTGTATGGACTTGGGAGAGGTATTTATCCTAAAGATAAATTCCCTCATTTACCAGCACATCCACATTGCATATGCCGTATTAAGCCAATTATAGAAGGTATGATTGATACTGCATCAGCCAAGCCAAATATAGAAGCTGGAGGGCTAGCGTACTTGAAGTCGTTACCAAAGCGGGAACAAGAGCGCATTTTAGGCGTAAATGGTCGCAATTTAGTAATGAATGGGCATGCATCATGGACTGAGGAAGCTAGGGGCTGGGATGGTGCCGTATTTAAAAGCAGGCTGCCTGTTATTGAGTCATTGAAAGATTATATTAAGAATGGGAAAATTAATATTGAGGATCTTTCAAAGCGTCGGGAGTTTGAAACAATAGATGACGTTAGACATCGTGTTATTGATTATATTAACTCACCATACTTTAATAGTAGCTATGTGATGCGGCAAAGCATGCATATAAAAGGTGGTAAGCTTTACGATAAAACACAAAATAAAAGCTATTATAATCATGAAATTCCTCATGCTGATGTTATAAAGGCCATACAGGAAGGCGTTTATAGTGGTATTAGGTTTACTCGAAAGGGTGATTGGAATCATAAAATAATGGTTGATATATCCCCTCATATTGGGTATGATGTAAATGCAAGGAGAGGAACAAAGCAGAAAACCAACCTTGCAACTGTACATGTATCAGGAAAGGGTATTCATATAGTGCCAAAGGGAAGTGAACGGAAATGACAGAAGAACAACTTTATAAACGCTATAATGAGATTCGTTCAGAAGATGTAGAAGTCAGATTCGTTGACGGTGACACCATGACTGGTAAATTAGATTCGTTTACATCAGGTGTGAATAATGAGCCTGATGAAGCATCAATATATGTTGACGAATATGAATTGTATGCCAGTGAAATCGCAGAAATACGAGAAATTTAAAACTTAATTTAACCAATCAAGCACTTGCTTATGCAGGTGCTTTTTTATTTGCCTTTTTAGTATCGCAGGCGAAAAAGAACGAGACCGCAGTCGTGTGGTGTGGCACACGAAAATAAAGCGAAGTGGGAAAGGTATATTTTACAGGAGGTCATACAGATGACAAAAGAGGAATTAATCAAGTTAGGATTAACAGAAGAGCAGGCAGAGGCGGTGACTAAGGATTATGGGGAGAATTATGTGTCCAAAAGTCAATTTAACGCCAAAAATGATGAGGCAAAAACGGCTAAGGCGGCAAAAGAAGCCTCCGAACGTTTGCTTGCTGAGGCGCAAGGCAAGTTAGAAAAAATTAACTCCACAGGGATTAAGGATGATGCCGGCATCGTTGCCATGCAGGAACGGATTAAAACCTTAGAAGATTCCGTAGAAGCCGAACGTAAAGCCCGTGAAGATGCTGATGCACAACGTATCCAATCTGAAATAGCTGCAGCAGTTGTAGATTCTTTAACAAAGCGAAATGCTATGGATCCAAAAGAATTTTCCAAATTAATTGTTAGCAAAATTAAGGTCAATGAAGATGGCACTTATGGATATGTTAAATCTGACGGGACCAGTGGAACTGTTGATGATTGCGTTGATGAATGGCTTAAAGGGAAAGACTATGCGATTAAAGATAGTCAAAAACGTGGAAGCGGTTCAGGAAACGGTGGCGCCGGTAATGGTGGGGAAGGCAACAAGCCTGCTGGATTAAAAGGGGCAGTAGCGGCAGCTATTGAAGCCCAACAATGTGAATAATTTATTTAACGGAGGTATTTAACTAATGGCAATTACATTAGCTGAAGCAAAACTTAACGTACAAGACGATTTGCAAATGGGGATTATTGATGAGTTCCGCAAATCGTCCTTTTTATTTGATAACTTAACTTTCGATGATTGTGTATCTCCTACCGGTGGTGGTGGCACGTTAACATATGGCTACACTCGCTTACTCACTCAACCTACAGCAGATTTCCGTGATATTAATTCGGAATATACTCCACAATCTGTTACTCGTAAACGTTATACCGTTGATTTGAAAGTATTCGGCGGTTCCTTTGATATCGACCGTGTAATCGCTAAGATGGGCGGTATTGTTGATGAAACTACCTTACAAATTGAGCAAAAGGTAAAAGCTGCAGCTGCATTATTCAATGATACGGTTATCAATGGTGATTCAGGCGTTAATTCTAAAGCCTTTGATGGCTTGGATAAAGCGCTTTTAGGTTCTTCCACTGAATACACACCAACAGCAGCAATCGACTTGTCCGATAGCGCTGCTATTGATACAAATTATAAAGCATTCCTTGATCAACTTGATGAATTCCTTTTAGCCTTGGATGGCACACCATCTGCAATTATGGGTAATACTAAATTGATTGCTAAAATTCGTGCAGTTGCTCGTCGGTCTGCGATGTACTCTACTAAACTAAACGAATTCGGACAACAAGTTGAATACTATGGCGTAACTCCATTGGTTGATCTTGGTGCAAAAGCTGGTTCCAATGATCCTGTAATTGGCATTAACGGTCAGGGCGAAACATCATTGTATGTTGCTCGTCTTGGCATCGATGGCTTCCACGGTGTTTCTTTGGCTGGCGATAATGTGGTTAATTTGTGGTTGCCTGACTTCACCAACGCTGGTGCAGTTAAAAAAGGCGAGGTCGAAATGGTTGCCGCTGTTGCATTAAAAGCATCTAAGGCAGCAGGCGTATTCCGTAAAATTAAGGTTAAATAAGGAGGTCAATTATGCCGATTATTAAATCTCCAGTACCTGATTATACAGGTCAAACAGGTTCAGTTGTATTTGTGAATGGTGAAGGCTTCACCGAAGATGCCAACCACATTGAATGGTTTAAAGAGCACGGCTATGAAGTTGTGGAAGATAAACCTGTAAAGGAACCTAAAAATACAACCCCAAAGGCTGATAAAGAGCCTAAGGATGAAAATCCTCCGGACAAAGATCCTGAGGATAAAGAGCCTAAGGATGAGGGCCCTGAGGATAAAACCTCCGGCAAGGGTTCCGGTAAAAAATAATTGCTATGAATAGCCGGGCTATATTTGAAAAGCGTATTCGTCAGGCTGTAAAAGCAAGCACTATAGATGTGAGAGAAACTGCGCAAGAACAACATAGATTTACCTCTCAAACAGGTAATCTTGAAAAGGCGATTGATTATCAAATTTCTAATAGTGGCATGCAAGGGGTCGTATTTCTTGACATTGATGTTGCGAAATATGGCCCTTTTGTGCATGAAGGAACGCCAGCTCATGTGATTAATCCACGATTCAAAAAGGTATTAAGATTTGTCCCTCGTGGTGGGAATGGCTTCATGTTTGCTCGGAGGGTATTTCATCCGGGAACGGCACCTGATCCATTCTTATATGATGCGTTGGAAAATAATATACCAAACATTATTAATATATTTTCACAATATACAGGCCATGCCTTGGACGATGTGGCTCGTGGGTTAGTTAAAGACGAATATTCAATAACATTTAATATGTAAGGGGTTTTAAATATGCTATACAAATTTGAGGATATGGCGGAGTTATTTAATGATGAGTTACTAGGTGATGAAGTAACCGCCAATACTGTCGGAAAGGCAGAACAGTGGTTATATGCATTTGGTAATCGTCTAGGTGTAAAGCCGGATAAGATTATTCGTAGTTTTACAACCGATGAATTAGTACTTGCTTATATCTATCGTGAAGTATGCGTAAATAAAGCATTTGCATTGCCGGGTTCTTACAGCAATAACGGCTCAACAGACGACTTTTATTCTAAAAAATTAGAATATTATGAATCTCGTATCAAGCAATTAGAATCTCGTATCACGCCTGAACAGTTAACCGGCAACCCTACTGAATATAAGGGATATCGTTCTGTTGAAATATTTAGGGGGTGACATATGCAATGGTATGAATTAATGCAGCGCATACAAGACGTATTTAATGGCACTAATTTAGGTATTGATACTCGGCTAGGGCTTACAATGCCACAACATGCTGGAGTAACAGCCAATGGTGTTGTTATGATTGGTCGAGGTCAAGAGCAAAAAGACGATGATGTGCATTTAGAAGTTACGTTGTATCTTGAAGCTTGGACTAAGACCGGCACAAATGAATTCGATAAAGGTTATCCACAATTAGTTGATCTCGAGAATAAGGTTGACGCTATATTATTAGCGTTCCGTAAAGCATGTGGAGAGCTTAATGAAGATGTATGCGTATTAGATTGTGGATTTCAAATCGTTGATTTCCATGTCGTAAATAAAGTAGGCGACCATGATAGTATACGCCCATTATTGGGCACTCAGGACACTATTGAGGCTCGCCTTTTTGATTTGAATGAAAGAGAGGATATATATTAATGCCAGAACCAGCAAAAAATTTAACTGCGTTAAAGCAAAGCAAGAAATCTCTTGTCGCTATGGGTAAAAATATATTGATCTACATCAATGTTGGTACCGATGAAACTACCGGTGCAAAATGGGAATTGTTGGGCGGTCAAAGAACAGGCGACTTGAATTTAAAAGCGGACTCTATTGACGCTTCTCATAAGGGTACAGGTGGTTGGAAAACTACATTACCGGGCATGAAAGAATGGTCCACCGAAGTTGAATCAATTTTGATGCTCAATGATGAAACTTTAAAAGTCGTATATCAGGCGTTCTTGAATGACGAACGTATTCATATCAAATATGAATATCCTGATAAATCATATGTTACAGGCTGGGCATCCATTACGGATAACTCTACGACTGGTGCACACGATGATGTGGCTACTCGTAAAATCACACTTAACGGTGACGGTCCATTGTCTGAATTAAAAACCGTTTAATTTATAATCTCAGGAGGCTTTTATAATGAAACGAATCCCATGTGAATACTTTGGCGAAGGTGAAAAAATCTATTTTAATATTGGGCGTATTTTACAGCTAGAAGCTGTATTAAAGAAGCCTATAGGTCGTATTCTTGCAGAAGGCTTAGGCATGACGGAGGTATTGGTTGCCTTTGAAATTGGGCTTGCGCACTACAAACGACGTTCCTCGGTATTCTATCAAGAAAAAATTCAGGAAATGATGAACAATACGGACTTCAATTTCAATGAATTGATGATTACTGTACAAAAAGCACTCATCGCCAGTGGCGTTATGGGTAAAAAGATTTATTATCAGGAGTTCCCTGAGGAAGCCACCGAGGAAGATAATGCAAACATTGAAGCTGAGGAGGCTTTAAACGAAAAAAACTAATAGAGGGGGCTGATGCCCCCTCTTTTTTTGAGTGGTATCGATTTAATGAAAAGAATGCATATGGAGTACTGCAATTAAAACCTTGGGAATATAAGCGATTATCGGTTATGGAGTTTTATAAGCT